AAATCAAGATCATCGTGACCTCCAACATGCATAGCGGCGACACAATATCCTCTATCTTTCGTAGCAATTAGCAGCTGACCGCAGTCACCACCTTTATGGCCAGGATAGTTATAAGAAATAAGATCCTTATAAAATAAGAGAGTATATTTGTGATTCGCAATCTGAGTAGGAACAAATGCACCATATGATTCAACACCACTATGTGATATACATGGAATGGAAGAGGGATAAATCTTATCTTCAGCGATAAATGGCATCAAATTCTGAAATCTTACAGAAGACAAATTAATCATAGAAATGTCAGCACCCAAATCAATAGAATTGGACTGACTCAAAATCGTAACGTGATATTTATCAATTCCCGATGGTAGTAAGCCACCAGAAATAGAAACACACATGCGAACACCATGATATTTATCTCTCAAGCAGTGGGTAGGAACGATAGCAATGCTACCTTTCAACCCCAAAATATGAGTGAACCAAGTATCTGTACCATTTGTTAATGTACAATATCTAGTGTTTGCTGTCGTCATGGCTTTCAAAGCTTTCAATTCAGTTTCAGTTTTGATTTTGCTACTATGACTCGTCGTCAATGTATTCCAGGTTGTAGCAACCTTATTTGGAACCCTGACAAATCCAGTACCAACAGCGCACAAGGATTCGAAATCAGCGATTTCAACAGGTTTCTCAATAGTTGATCTTGAAACAAATTTCTCAATTTCTTCTTGAACTTCCGAGGGGGTAGATTTGGAAACAATTCCGCCTTGTAACTTCGGTTTGGATTTCATGAAATCACTTGCCAATTTGACAACAGCCAAAGCAGCAATCACCTTTGTAAAAGTGATAATCATATTATTGACAGAGGGACTCAAAGCCCCATTGTATCTTCCAAGACCTAAGTGGTACATCATCTTATTCCAACGAAATTGAAATGTGTCATAAGCTTTTGCAAACATAACAGATCTACAGGCTCCGTAGTAACCAGCAGTTTCTGTTTCTCCGTACATCATAAAGTTACGCATATCAACAATATTGGTGTAAGTAACCAACCAAGCATAAATATCAATACCAAAAATGTACACCAGAAAAGCAAAAATCATAAAGATAATCTGTAGAAAAATTTGAAACAATTGTCCACCAACATTATACATTTGATTGAGATAAGGACTCAAAAACCACAAGGTGAATTGAATGTTATAAAGTGTCCAAAAAGCTGTCTCGGGATCTCGGATGATTTTACCAAGAACAAATTCAGTTTTCGGCCAATGCGCAAATGCAAATTGATCAACATCAATGAGTGGAACTCTTTTTATTTGTTCTACTTTTTCATCACCAACTTCGGAATGTAAATGAATGTCAAACTTTTCATCAGCTTGAGAAACAAACTCCAAAGGAGTATGCTTAGCAACTTGAGGAATATAGTCATCATCAAAAGGATTCGGAAGAGGAACATTTTTCAACACTTCAATTGCTTCATTTTGTACCTTTATCTCTTCTTGTCTTTTGCGTTCAGCAAAATCCTCAGCGGATCTGGGCAATTCACTTTTCAGTACATTACGCATTGTCTCGAGAATATCAGACTCAGTTCTGAAATGGTATTCAACTCGCTTAGAAAACCAATCTTGTAAGAAAAATACATCAGCATCGGAAGAATGGGTGACTCTATTAGAAGTGACTGCATCAACTGCGGTCTCTTCATAAATATTGAATCTCCAACGATCTAATTCATATGTACCATCATTACATTTTGTCTTATCAATCATACCTGTGTCGGTAGCATATTGCTCTTTGACTCTGGGTTCAATGTAGATAAATCTTCTTCGAACAGCAGCAGGGTTATTCACGATATAAGGCAAATTCAAATCAGGAACATTAGTGTCAGCAATTACAAATTCAGGTTTAGCAAAAACTTTACCTTTTTCAGCAAAAGCCATATTAACTGGATATGGTTGACCATCAATCAAACTAACAAACTCAGTCAGTTGCGGGTCACCACTGTGACTGGCAATTTTTCTATGAACAGATCCGGCTTCAGTGTATTTGATATACGGATGTGATGCAGGATCATAACCTTCCCAATAATCAGAACCCTGAATACGAGTGTAAAGTAAACTTTCATCATATTCACGTTTCATAACATCAGAGAAAATTTTCATGAGTAAGTTAAGAATGTGACTCTTTCCAATACCAGGTTGTCCAACAAGAATAACACCAATAGGTGCAACTCGCTTCAACCTAGCAGATCCCATACGGACCTCGTCAAGAGCAGCTTTCAATGCAAAATAACGAAGGTAAATTTCTTTTCCTTCTT